TAACCACACGCGCCGACATTCACGCCAGCACTACGTGCCCGACCTGAACCTGCGCAACGCCTCCGCAGCAGCCGCTTTCGGATCAGCATCCGGCACAGCCGCACCCGTCGTACCCGATTTCAGGTCCCGCACAGACGGTTTCGGCGCCGGCGGGACAGTGGCCTGCTCGCCGCGCCACGCGATCAACGCATCCGCCGCAGCTTCGAGCTCCTCGCGTGTCGCGCCGGCCAACGCCGACGCCGGCACACCCTTGGCCGCCGCCACCGACGACACCAACGAGGACCGTTGCGCCGCATCACGTTCAGCCGTCACCGCCGCCAGTTGGTCGGTGAGCTTCTGCAGCTCGGTCTTCTCCCCGTCCCGGATCTGCGCGAGCTCGGCGGCCGCGGTCTTGTACTCGTCGAACTTCTCGAACTTGGCGCGCTCACGCGCCACCCGCGCACCGACCGCGGCATCGAAGTCCTCCTGCGAAGTGATCGGCTCGAAAGTGGCACTCGCCGGCGGCGTCGTGCCGGCGTTGTCGGCGCCGGCCGCAGGCGGGGTCGAGTCGGAGCCAGGGGCGGGAGTGGAGTCGGTCATGAACGTTCCTTCCAGTTGAGGGTGCTTGGTTGGCTATAGGGTCGCGGCGCGGGTCTTCTCCGCCTTCTTCGCCGCGACGAATGCGTCTTCGAGCCGCGATGCGGTGACGTCGATGTTGTGGACGCGTGGCGCCGCCAGCTCGGTGGCCGTCCGGATCGCGCCCGTATCGTGGGCAATCTTCACAACCACCTCCAGCAGACGCGCGACGAGGGTGCGGATGTCCTCGTCCTCGCCGTCGGGTGCGGGGTCAGGGTCAGGATCGGGTGAGACCGGATACACCGACACCGCCACCGAGTTGCCGACATACAGTTGCGGGTCGACGAGCAGCCGCACCTCACCCGACCCAGCGACCGGCCCGGGATCGGGTAGGCGCATGACCTCGTTCGGGGTGAGGCCGCTGGTCTCGTACAACTCCGACTCGGCCAATCGATACCCGAGTTGACGGCGTAACTCGGCAGGAAATGCGTCGGCGGCCGCCTGCAAGGTGTCGAACACCGCGCACACCGCAGCGCGACCGCCCTCGCGTTCGTGGAGGACGACAGTCACTGATCTGGACATGGGATTCCTTTCATGACGAAACCCCGCACCCTCCGGATGAGGATGCGGGGCTTTCGATCTGGGTTGTTCGGTTGTCAGGTCGGTTCGTCGAGGTCGATCACCTCATCGGTGGGGTGTCACCACCATCGGATCGTTCTGCCGCCGGTACCGCTCTTCGATCTCACGCAACTGCTCATGCCCGACGGCCAGGCACGTATGCAAGGCCAGACTCCCCCGCGCGTTGTTAGGGCTCGTTATCTCAGAGCTGGCACGGGTGTCTGACCTTGCGCTCGATACTCTACGCCTGGTCCTCGGAATCGGTCCGGACCTGTCGCTCACAGCCAGACCGACGGTTTATCGGCGTAGCTGTCGATGGGTGGCAGATCCCAATCGTCGGGATAGGGCTGATCGAAAATGGATACGTAGCCTTCCGGGTAATTTACGGGTGGCAACTCGTCAGGAGGGACACGTGAGAGGAGCCCTTTTTCGTCGCGTTCGTAGAGGAACATGTCGTCTGGAAACGAGACGAATGTACGACCGTCGCGTTCAAACGTGGACATCTCGTCGGAGTCGCGCAGCGAGGTAGTCACTGCAATGTGGTCATTGGGAACCGGCTTCCTACCCATTCCGCTACCACCCTCACTTCTCGAACATCCGGGTCATTCGGGTCAGGGGCACTGATCTGAGCATCCTCCAGTATCCGAATCTGCCCGTTCAGGATACACTCTTCGCTCTCGAACATCTTGCCGACGCTGTTCAGGTCCGCACCGTGTGCTCCGCGAATCTCGTACACAATTCGCGTCGTACCATGTCTGGCGTAGCCCGAGTAGGCAACCTTCTGGCTCTTCGTCGCTGATGCAAACGACCAGTTGTCGCCAGGTGTACCTCCCTCGATCTTTCCCTTCGCGAATCGCTTCATGATCCGATCCTCGGTCATGGCCGGCAAGTTGATGCCGCGGTACACGACCCCCAGGTTCCGATCCTCGGCAGTCATGCGAATGAGGCGGGCTGCTGCCGCCTCCAGGTCGGCACGGTAGTCGTGCTTCTCGTACAAGCCGGGCTTACGGTAGTGCTGGACGACGTACTTGAACTCCGCGGACTTGCTGATGCCTGCAAACGGTTCACGACCTGTGCCGATGTTCACCGCCACACGCTCGACGAGTTGTCGGTCCTCGTGCTTGTACTGCAACATCGCGGTGGCACGGTCGGCGGGATCGGCGATGTACCGCCAATCGTCTGCGGCCAGTGTCCTCCTCATGCGAGTCGTATCTCCTTGCCGGTTGTACGTGCTATGGACGCTGGCGGGATCGACGAGGGTGCGACCAGGGGGCTTCTCTGGAGGTAGCGAGTTCCAACGCTTCTCGGCGGCCAGCCATGCGGCAAGATCCTCCGGATCAGGGTCGGGTGAACCGGTGACGGATGCGAGGTTCGGCGGGTCGATCGGCGGAGGAGTTCCACCACCTCCAGCTGCGGCCGGACGAGACGGCCCACTACCTTGACGTGGAGGGTTGCCCTGTCCACTCCGGCCACTTCCGCCTGACCCGTGCTCGGCCAGTACCTGCTTGACTGGGTCGCGGCGTGCACGGGGCGCCGAGTCCATGAGCTTGGCGATCGCCGCTGGATCAGGCACACCGCGCTCGTTGGTGAGGCCTTCAGCCTTGGCCTGCTTGCGCGCGGCCTGGTAGTCCTGCTCCCACTGCTGCACGTGCGCCGGAGGCTCGTAGGTGTCCCCAGCACGCACGGCCACGGCCATGCACCGGCAGTTGCGGTGGTACTTCTCGCCATGCTGTTGGTTGCCGCGCAACCGCCGCACCTTCGCATTCCCGACACTGCGGCCGGCCTTGGCAGCAGCCTTGGCTGAGGAGTAGGTGGAGCGGTTGGCGCGGGCTTGCTCGGCGGTGAGCGTCCCGGCAGCGATCGCACGACGGTCACCAGCGGTCAGCGACGGAGCGCGGCCGACCACAGAACCGGCGGCAGCCTCGGAGGTGTACACCGCGCCGCGGGTGGCCAGCATCCGGCAGAACCCGCACGCGGTCGACGACGCGTACCGCGCCCACTTCACACCCTCGCGTTCGACGTTGTCCAGGACCGTGTCGCGCGACTGGTCATACAGCGCTTTGGTGGCGGCCGCGATCAGCGAGGCGAGCGGATCGTTCGTGGTCAGCGCCCACCTACCGGTGATCGCCAACGCCTCCGCCTCGGGCAGGACGGCCGGTTCGGGAACGAACAGCGCCGGATCGTCGGTGGTGGGTTGCTCGGCATAGAACTGCGCCGACACCTCACCTACCGCGACGAGGTAGGGCAGCAGCAGGTCGGGGTAGGCGTCGGTGATGAACGCGTACTGCTCGGCAGGTTCGAGCTGATCAAACACCGCGAGCAGCTGCGTGAGCGAGGTACCGAGCCGACGCGCCAACTCGGCGAGCACGCCCTGGAACTCGGCCACCGCGACAGGCACCGCCTCAGTCCTCGCCGACCAGGGTGCCGTCGAGGACCTCGGCCACATCCCGATCCGACGGCGGCGGGATCTGCGCCGGCGGTGCTGCCAGCAACCGATCCACCAGCGTCGTCGTCGCCGAGGCACGCATCGCGACCTTGATGCCCTGCACCTGCTGCTGCGACAACCCCGGCACCAGCGGAACGAGCTGATCGAGGGGGATGCCGGCGGTGGCGAGCTTGGCGATACCGTCGACAACCGCCGCGAACGCGCGCGCCTCGGTGTCACGCCAGACGACCTCGGCGCCGGAGTCGGCGGCGGTGGCCTCGTCCCCGTCCATCGCCGCAGCCAGCCGCAGTACCTGCTCCCAGGATTCACCGAACGACTCACGCCGCGCTGCCAGCTTGCGTTGCTGGTTCGCCTCGGCGGCCGCCAGTGCCTCAGCGGAGACGTTCACCAGTTTGCCGGTCACGTTCGCCAGGCTGATGCCGGCGCGCAGCGCGATGTGCTGCACGATCTCTTCCAGGATCGCGTTGTAGTCGGTCGTCGACCCCGCCGCCAGCGTGGTGGCCTTGACCTCGGCATCCTCGAACGTCCACACCCGCCGCGCTGAGGCGGCCAGCACCTGATCCTTGGACCCCGACCACCCGGAGATCACCTTCTGCGGGAACGCACCGAACCTGCTGACGATCAGCCGGTCGAAGTTCACCGCGTTCAGCGTCTGCTGATCCCGGATCAACGGGGCGACCTCACCGACGATCTGCCCGTCGGCAGTCCACGCGTTGACGAACCGCACCACCGGCACCACCGGCGCACCGTCGAGAACCGCACCATGCTCGACCGGGTCGCCGTCGACGGTAGGGGTGATCGGGTTGGTCGCCGACCTGTGCAGCGGGTCGTGCTCTGTGATCTCACCGAGGTCGAGCGGGTAGATGAACTTCTCGTCGTACAGGTTCGCCTTACGCCGCAGCTTCGCCCCATCCTGGGTGCGCCAGATCTCCAACGCGAACTGCGGCCACTCATCAGCGAGCGGGTCGACGTAGGCGGTCAGGATGTCCTTCGGCCCGCGCGGACGCAACCGCACCCGGCCGCCGGGCCCGCGGGTGACCGTCACGTACGCCGCACCGTAGGTCAATGCCGGCACATGCACCAGAGCCTGACGCGCATCCATCCGGTTGGCCTGCCACAACGCCCACCCCGGATCGTTGTCAGCCGAGGCCGCCGTCCGATACCCGGTCACCGACAAGTTCTGCGCGAACGAGTCGACGACCACCCCGAGGACGTTCTTCACCGACAACTTCGCGATGTCCTTGACCTCGTCCCCGGTGTCCTCGGGCACCGCCGGCACACCGAGCTGACCGCGCGCGTACCCGCCGACCCGGTCCAGCTCACCCCGCTCGGACAGATGCAGCTGCCACATCTTGCCGATGACCGCTCTGATCTCGTTCTCATCGAGCACAGACCCCACCTCTTTCACACGAACGTCGCACCACCACTGCTCTTCTTCTTGTCCAAACCCACCGCGACAGCGTCGATCCGGGCCTTCCACGCCATGACCGCGGCGTAGGCGGCGTCGATCTTGTCCCGCGAGTCGGGGAACGCCTTGTACAGCAGGTATCCGGTGCGCGTGGACCGCCGACGAGCGTTCAGGACGTGCCGGGTCAGCGACGGCGAACCATCATGGCGTGCCTCACCGTTCAGCACGGCCTGCCGGAACTCCTCGACCGCCTGACCGACCTGCGAGTTCTTCCCCCGAGGCCACACCGCGATCGGCTCAGACCGAGTCGCCTTCACCTTCAACCGCCGCCCATAGGTGGCTTCCCAGCGGGCCACATGCTCACCCCACCCGGACGGATCGGCATAGAACGCCACCACATTCCAGCGGTCAAAGCACTGCCGCACAGTCGCATCCACATCCAGCGGATTCGGCACCCACCCATCACCGGACGGACCGGCCGGCTGCTCCCACACCCGCACCTCGAACAGCACCCCGTCAGCGATCCGGCACCCGATCAGCGCCGTCGCATCGGCCTTACCCTTCGTCCGGCCACGCGACCCGTCGAACCCGAGGCTGATCGCATCACCATCGGCGAGCACCGCATCACCATCGAGCGCGGCAGCCCAATCCGGTTGCGAGATCCACGCATCCGAAGCGTGCGTGATCTGATTCAGAAAGTCGCTGCGCGACTGCTGCGGGTCTTGGGCCGGATCCCAGATCGTCGCGATCAACCTGTCCAGATCCACATGCCCCGGCGCGCAGGGCGGCTGATGAATCACACACCCATCCGGATGCGCCGACGAATCCCCATACGCCACCCGCAAACCCGCGATCAGCGACGCCCGATCAGTCATATCCGTCTCCGGCGGCGCCTCACGATGGTCGTACAGCAGACCGTCGTCCTTGGCGCGGCCCTGCCGGATATCGGCCCAGAAGTTCGCCGACTGCTCAGCCACCGAGTTCTCACCCGGAATGTAGGCATTCGGCGACTCCAACGTCGTCCCACCCACCTTCGCGGCATTGGCGCGCATCGTGTTCGCCAGCCGCACACCACCATTGGATGGAACCCATTCCTCGGTCTGGTCGAGCACGGCGAACACGGCGCGGGCGCCCTTGACGGTGCGGGCCGACGAGGTGATCGCCGACATGCGGCCGTTGTTCGGCAGGTTGATGAACGTGTCCATCACCTCAAGGCCCTGGACATGCTCGTGGATCGGCGCCTCGGCGCGCATCATCTCCAGCACCGGAGACCAGGTGTTGCGGACCTGCTCCTCGCTCACCGCGGCGAGCTGCACGATCGGGGTCCGCACCGACGACCACGGCTTGCCGACCGGCTGGCCGCAGGCGTCCCAGCCGTCGAACAGGACGGGCCCGCACGCCTCGACGCACGCGAGTGCGGCCAGCAGCGGCGACTTGCCGTGCCCGCGAGGGCGTCCCAGCACGCCGCGGTTGTAGCGGCGCCGGCCGGTCGCCGGGTCCAGGGCATACCAGTGCAGGATGAAGTCCTCCTGCTCCAGGTACGGCCGGAACGGCTCGTACTCGGCGCGGTCCGGCGCGGCGAGCATCTCGGTGATCCAGTCGATGACACCCCAGCCCAGGGTCGGGACCTCACCCTCGACGGACGGACGCCACGGCATCAGCGGGGATCGGCGAACAGCACCGCCCGCCGCGGCATGTCCCGCTCGATGCCGTCCGGGTGATCGATCAACGTCGGGCCGTCGGCATGGTCGACGATCGACGGGACGCAGTACGACACCTCGTGACCGCGTTCTTGGCACCAGACGGTGATCGCCTCATCGATCGGCATGTAGTCGACGAGGAGCTCGATGTTGTCGAGCATGTCGTCGACCAGGTCCTGACGGATGGCCACGGCCACCGCATGATTGAGCGTTGACGCCTGCACCCACCGCTCGCCGCGCTGCGCCGCCGCGTGGATATAGCCGGCCAGCGGCGGCGCGAGGTGGCGGGGGAAGTGCAGGCCGGCGTACAGCGACACCACCGGCGTCGGCGCCGACGACAACACCTCGGCCAGCCGGTCCGGGAAATTGTCGGCGAGCACCACATCGTCCTCGATGACCACCGCCCAGTCGGCGTCCGGGCACTGCGCCAACTCCCACGCGCGCCGATGATTCACACCGGGCCCGAACTCGCCCTCGAAGTCGTACGCCACGCTGGCATCGAGGGCGATCGCGAGATCGAACGCCGCCGCCTTGCGCGCCGAATGCGCCACCACCGAAGTGGTGATCAGCAATGACTTATCGTGTGACACAGTCATTCTCCTTCGAGGAATGGCAAGGCCCCGGAATCGCAGCGCATCAACGCTGGCCGGGGCCGAACTACTTTCAGGATCTATTCAGTTGGGGGACAGACGGTTACGTCAGTGTCCACTGGGCACATGCGGCCCGGAGCTGGCGCGCCGCCAGGAGGCGGTCGATATGGGTGAGGCGGTGGCTGGTGGAGTCGGGATGGTCCTGATACAGGAACTGCGGCCGGTCCGACCCGGCGAACCGCGCACCCAGATGCGCCAGGCCCACCCAGAACGTCGAATCCACCCAGTCGTTGTAGGTGTGCCACGGCCGACGCTCCCAGAGCTCACGGCGGAACGCCGCGCACGAGAAGCACCCCAGTTCCTCGTCGAGGATGCGCTGGGCAGACACCCGCGGGAAGCATCGCGCCTCACCCCGATGCAATGCCCCGAGTGACACCACGTCCGCGGCGGCGGTCAACGCCAGCGTGTCGGCGATCGCCCACGAGAACAACCGATCATCGACATCGAGGTGAATCACCCACTCCGCAGAGGTCACCTCAACTGCCGCGTTCCGGGCCGCACCGTAGCCCAGGTACGTCGATTGCCGGACCGCGAACGCGATGCCGGCCTCGGCGAGGATGCGGGTCGCGGTCTGGACCTGGACCCAGTCGTCGAACCCGCAGTCGACGATCACCACCTCGTCGGGCCGGACCGTCTGCGCGGCCACCGACCATGCCCACCCGGGCAGGTACCGCGAGTAGCCGCCCCACCCGGAGGTGACTACTGCGATGCCCGAATGACCCACAGCGGCCGCTCACAGGACGCGTCATAGCCCGGAGTGCGCGCGATGACACGCTCGGCGCGCTTCTCCAGCTCCTTGGTGATCGCCCGGGACTGGCCGTGCGCCACCGCCTTCGGCAACACCTCGTCAGGGTGCGCGGTCTCCACGAACACCAGCTCGGCGGACGCGCACAGCGCGTTCAGGTACGCACGCCACTTCGGCTGATGGTGCAGCACCGACAGACACAACGCGACGTCGAACGGGCCGAGCTTACGGATAGCCGGCGGCGTCAACTGCTCACGCACTACGACCACGCCCGGGCCCTCGCGCAGGTTCGGGTGATCGTCGACGGCCACCACCTTCGCGCCGTGCGTGTAGGCGAAGCGGTGCGCGAAGTAGCCGGTGTACGCGCCGAGGTCGAGCACCGAGAAACCTCGCCGGTCGCCGAGGTAGTCGGCGATGGCGTCGGCGCGGCCTTCGGCGTCGCGGCGGCCGGTGCCGACGGTCTGGCCGTCGACCCAGTCAGGCTGATAGTTCATCAGTGGTCACTCCCCACAGGTTGCGGATGGACGAACGATGGTCGGAGTCCCACCACATGACGTACCCACCGGCGCCGCGCACGGCGTCGTGGATCGCAGGTGTCGGGACGGCCTCCGAGGGGCCGGTCAGGTCATACGATGGCGCGCCCGGCGCGAGCACGGCAGTCTCCCAGTCGATCAGGTAAGGCATGCCGGCGTGGCCGAGGACGATGTTCCCGGGATGCACATCGCGATGATGGACACCGACGCGCGCGAGACCGGTCAGCAAGTGGGCGACCCAGCCGATCGTGCGATCGGGTGGCCGGCCGACGATCGGCTCGTAGGTCGCGATCACCAGAATCCCGCGATCGGGGTCGGCGTCGATCAGGTTCGGCCGGGCCCACGCCGTCGCACGATCCCGATACCAGCCGATCTCGGCGACGGCATCGGCAGGATCACGGAACTCCTTCACCGTGTACGCGCCGCCGATCGTGAGCACCGCACGTGTCTTCTCGACGACCCTGTCCACGCTCAGACCGCCTTCAACGGGCCGCGCCGCGCCCTGGCACCACCCGACGGGGCGCCACCACCGTCGGAGTCGACGACCGGCGCGTACTCGATCCGCAGCCGCTGCCGGTCCTCGACCGTCGCGCCGACCTTCGCCACCCGCAGCCGCAACTCGGCCATCAGCTTCATCTCGCCGTCACGCCAGATCGCGTTGTGCACCCGCGCGGTGTCGAGCATGTACTCCCACTCGACCGATGTGAAGTCCTGCGCGAGGGGCTCGGCGCCCCACTTCTTCCACCACTGGCGGGTGCGTTCGGACCACACATACTTGCGGCGAGAACCGTCCGGATCGAACTCGTAGAACGTCGGCAACGCCGGCTGTACGACGTCCGGATCACGCAGGTACGTCGCCCGTTTGGTCGGGTCGGCGTTGCGACGAGCCCGCTTCGCCGGGTCCTTCGGTGTCGGGCCCCTTCCTGCCAAGATTTCACCTCAATTCACGTAATTCGTTGGTAGACAATCAGATACATCGTCATAGGGGTCGGGTGTGCCAGTGCTCGCCGAGCCGCTCCGGAAGCCACGATTTACCCCGTCTGACCTGCACCGATACCCGAGATGCCCAGACCCGTACGGAGTCTCAGCCGCTATGACCTCCGGGGCCCCTTCGGGGCAGGCGGGGGCACCCCCCCAGGGGTCGAACGGTGTTCGATCGACCTCGCGTTCGATCACAACAGGCCCGGGTGTCGCTCGGTCGGGTGACGACCGCCGGCAGAGCGCGCCCGGCGGGCCGCGGCGGCCTCGGCCTGCGCCTTGGCCCGGTTGCACGGCCGGCAGGCTGCCCGCAGGTTCTCGGGATCGTCCGTGCCGCCCGAGGCGACGTTCACGATGTGGTCAACTTCGGTCGCGGCGACCAGGCACTGAGGGCCGCGGATCTGGCACTCGTGGCCGTCCCGGCGAAGTACCCTGCGCCGGACCCGGTCCCAGCCCTTACGCGGCCGGCGACTCGACGGCGACGGCTGCTCGTCCCAACTCACGACAACCCCAACCGGGCCGCGAGCCGGTCGGACTGCGCCGCCCACCACCTCGTTGTGTCCTGATGCGCGTGGCACGGCCGATGACAGCCGGGCACAACGGCGAGCATCTCGAACGACTGCGGGACAGCAGGCCCGGGCAACGCTTCCTCACGCCACCCGGACCCACCTGCCACCGAGGTGGCTCCCACCATCCCAAGCCCAAGGGGGTTCACCATGCCTGAATCTCCTCGTCGAAACCTCGAAGGGTTCCGCCGCGCCCCGCAGCCCTCGCCCGGGAAGTCAACAACCGGGCCCACCTCGCCGCAACAGGATCGAGGAGTCGGGTCATGAGTGTGAGGGCTTTGCCGTGAATGAGCAACGGCGTTGACGCGCGCGGCGGAAGAATAGGGAAGCGGGCCGAAGAGACGACGGCCGCGCTATGCGCGAGCATAGTCCAGTACCGGAGAATTCGGGATCAACCAACCGTCCGACCCTGCCCGCTCTGCTTGTAGGAACGCGCCTTCTGGTGTGCGGCAAGGACATCACCGAGGCGGTACTTCCACTCGGGCTCGACGCCACCGATCGGTGTGGAGTCGCGCCAGCCGGCGAGCAGACCTCGCCGACGCAGGTACGTCACCCGTTTGCGGTTGAGACCCCGGCCGCAGTCGCCGAGCTTATAGGCCAGCTTCTCGACCTGCGGACCGGTGACCACCTTCCGGTTCGCCTTCTTCACCCTCGCCTCGCTGTACACGTACTCGGGCTCAACATGATTCATCGCCCGCGAACACCGATCGATGATCGCGACGAGCTGGTCGCGCAATTCGACGCCAGAGGCCATCAACTGCAACGCGAACCGGTACCGAAGCAGCCACGCGCCGACCGCAGTGATCGAGGCACCCGAGTCATACACCGCACCCCGGTCTCGCTCGATCGCTCGCACCGTCGCGAGCAGCGTCGCATGCAACGCGGCGAGCAACTCCTCGATATGAATCGGATACGGCGGCCGCGACGACGGCGCTGGCCGACGAACACCCGGCCCACCCGGCCGCGTCGTCCCCGTCAACGCAATCGCCATCTCCCGCTCCAGATCCGGAAGCAGATCCAACTTCGCCGCGAGCTCGTCAATGTCCGCGCGGGTCAGGGAGTCGGGGTCGTCGTCGGTCACTCGGATTCCTGTTCTCGCTCGCACTTCCAGCACGGCGACGGTTGCTGATGGATCGGGCAGAGGGTTTCCACGACAGGCGACGGCGGGCCATGCCAGCCGTAGTACGGCGAACCGAACCCGCCCGCCGGACCGTGGTCACCAGGCGGTGGCGCGCCGGCATCGAGGACCTCGGCGACAGGCAGCGATGGAGGTGCCGGAGATCTCCGGCGCCGTCCTCGACGACGGCGGCGAGGGCTCCCGGGTCCGGACACAGCAGGACCGCCAGGGTCGGGCAGGGCAGGAGTGTGGTCGGGAGATCGCTCACCCTTCCCCAGACCCCTACCCACACCCAATCCCTGACCCTGCCCAGGCGCGCGCCCGCGCGTAGACAGCGTTTCGGTGTGATTTCGGCGGTGATTATCAGCTTGATTTTGTGTTTGATTTCCGGATTGATCCGGTGGCGATTGAGCAGTCGGGGCGTCGCCGGGCGTGGTGGTGTCCACACGTCGGACATCCGGGATCGACGACCGCGGGTTCAACCGTCCAGACACCTGCGGCGGATTGGGTGCGGAGAACTCTTGACCGGTCCGGGAGCTACCCGGCCTGGCTGGTTCTGACTCGTCACCCACCGACACAGGTCGGGGCTGGTCACCCTCGTCGTGGCCGGGATCTGTGGGAGCGGAGAACTCCTGGCGAGACCGGGAGCTACCCGGTGTCGCTGGTTCTGGCTCGTCACCCACAGGAGCCGGCGGCGGCGTGATGGGAGCGGAGAACTCTTGACCGGTCCGGGAGCTACCCGGCCTGGCTGGTTCTGACTCGTGACCCATCGACACCGCCGGCGGCGTGGCCGCGACGTGGTCGTCGATCTCGGATGGCTCCGGGCGTGGCGGAGGACGCAGGGTCATGCCCGCATCCTTCGGTGTCCGGTTGCCCTTGCTCTGATTGCAGGACTTGCACGCCAACACCAGATTCCGGATCCCCGAGGCCTTCCGGGGATTGACGTGATCAATGGTCGGCATGTTCGTCGGCGACCGACGGTCCTGGTGTTTGAGGAGTTTTCCGCAGTAGCGGCACTTGCCGGTCGTCGGGTTCTCCGGATCGACACAGTCCCGCGCCCACACCTGCGCCACGAGCTGCGGGGTGAGCAGCTCCTTGCGCTTGCGCCGGTTCGTGCGGACATCCTTGGCGGGGGTGTACCGCATCTGAAACCAGTCATGGAACAGATACGCGACACCATCAGGCAGTGGCGGGCACTGCTCGCAGTCATGGCCGGGCCTGTGCCACAGTCCGACCTCGACGAGCAACTCAGCACACTCGACCGCCTGTCGCGGCGCGAGCGTGATCAGGTCCAGACGGCGGATCGCGCCGTCGGTCCCGACATTCTGAGAATGCGCTCCCGCCTTCACCCACAACGCCTGCGCGGCTTGCCCACGCCAGCCGTCCTCTTCGAGGTCGATCTCATCGAGCCGGCGGAACTTGTGGTTCATCGCCAACTGGTCATCGACCTGAAAGAACGGCACCGGAAGGGCTTCCTCTCATGCACACGACAACCACCGCGCACGCACCACCAGGTCGTCGTACTCGGCGTAGCTCCCGGACCGGGGCGTAGCCAGCACTGTGACAACAAGGGAGCGCATGAATGGCGTTGTCTATCAAACACACTCGGATCAATCACTGATCGGTAGGAGGATCACGGCCACTGGTCACGGTATTCATCGACGCCGCCGGTTCCGTTGCGGCTCAACCTCGGCCGGACACTCCGCGTGATGACCCTGCTTCTCCGGATGCTGAGCGCACGCCAGACACCGGCCGTACTTGCGGCGCTCATCGATGGAGAGCACCCGCAGATTCCGCTGCAACGACGACTCCTCGACGCCGGCCATCAGTCGCGCTCCTCGATCGACACGACAGCCGTCAGCGGCACCCAGAAGTGCGAGTACTTCTCGGTGTCGGAAGCGCGCCAGCGGGTGTACAGCATCCCGTTCCGCACCGCCGGCACCAGCCTCGGCGGCGTGCTGCCGGTGAGAGGCTGGTACTGGACGTCGACGAGGTCGGGGCCGCGGACCACCCGGGCAGTGCGGACCAGGCACCGCACCCACTTCTCGGCCGCGCTCACCGCTGGGCCTCGTCATCGGCGGATTCGGCGACGTTGGTCGGAGCAGCATGGGCGCAACGCCGACAGCGCCGCCCGGGCGGCGGCCAGGCACTCATGCCGCCTGGATTCGGGTACGGCATCCCACGATTCGGGCGTGGTCATCGTCATCGTCGGGGCGAAGATCGCCTTCGCCATCGCCTCAACCTGTACGACGATCTCCTCCTCGAGCGAGTCTGCGGCGTCGATCTCCTCCTCGAGCGAGTCTGCGGCGTCGAAGAAGTCGCCCGAATTGTATTGGGCATTCGGAGTGTCGAAGGCAGCCAACAGTTTCCCCGCCCACCGCAGATGCGCAGGATCCAGCGGATCCGGGTCGGGGAGATCCTCACCGACGAGGTCCCGCATCTCCTGGATCGTCGGCATCGGCCGCAACTCGACCCGCGATTCGGGCAAGGGACCGTGGGTGAACCCGGGCATGCGAGCCGGGTCTGACGGATCGATGCTGACGACATGATCGTGAAGATGAAACACCAGAGTGCCGTCGTCGGCGCGGTAGATGGGCGGGTACATCGTCACTGGTCCTCCTGGGACTCAAGGCATTTCAGGGCATCATCGAGACGATCGGCGGGGTAGAGAACTTCACGGGCCTTCGATCCACCACCGGCCCGCCTTCTCACCGGCCACCACGACCAGCTCGTCGAGCACACCCTGCCGGGCGATCGAGGCCGCCAACTCGGTCAGCTCACCGAGGTGGCGACGCGGATTGTGCGGGTGCGGGTCGAGGTCTACGACCG